ATTATCGCACTGGTACTATAGAAGGTCCGTTAAAGCCAAGCGAAAACCACCACTGGCAAAATGGTGAGTGGGTTTATGTGGAGCCTGAACCAGAACCGGAAGCCGTGATCTCTATTTCGGCTGTTACATTCTGGGAGCGCACAACAGAGGCAGAAGGGGCGGCTATTGAGGCCATGCTCAATCAGCAGCCATTTCGTGTTCGACAGATTTTCATGACTGCTCAATCGTACCGGTCGGATCATGAGCTTTGGCCGCTGTTACAATCCGCAGCTATTGGATTGTTTGGTGAAGAGCGTGCCGCAGAGCTGCTCGCTCAGCCATAATTTCTAAGTTCTAAACTGACCATTCGCACCGCCCTCGAGGCGGTTATTTACATTGAAAATGAATGATAGGCACGCTTCTGCGTGCCTTTTTTATTGCTTAGCGGGGAACCCGCTTCAACAGGAGAGAAGGAATGAGCGATCCAGTTTTCGGTCTATCGATTACACAAGTCGAGAACGAACCGCGCCCAGCGATTGTGACAAATATGTCAGTAATTGGTCTAGTCTTTACCGCACCCGCCGCTGATGCGACGGAGTTCCCAATCAATAAACCGGTACTCTTTTATTCATCAGACGAGCAAAAGCTAGCAAAGATGGGAAAGACCGGCACGGGTTATAATGCCGTTAATCTCATTAACCAGCAGCTCGGTCAGTTTCAGGCGGCAGCGACAATCGTCGGCGTTCGCGTCGAACAAGGCGCTGATGTTGATGCGACTATCGTCAACCTGCTCGGCTCTATCAATGACCGTACCGGTATGTATGCACTCCTCGACGCAGGCTCCGAACTTGGCATTACCCCTCGCCTGATCTGCGTTCCCGGCTATACCTCACAGGTCGCATCCGGTGCTGATGCAAACGCGATTATTGCTGGTCTTCCGACGCTGCTTGATCGCCTGCTCGCGGTGTCAGTGGTTGACGGCCCCGCAACAGATGAAGCCGCAGCAAACTCATGGCGAACTACAATCCAGTCAAAGCGGATTATCCCTGTCGACGTAGCAGTAAAAATTCTGGATGAAGCTGGTGACGTGGCCACTATGCCTGCATCCCCTGCGATCATTGGTATCGCAGTTCGTCGCGATCACGAGTTTCAGGGGCGCCCTTTCCACTCATGGGCGAACCAACCTGTTTATGGGATCGTCGGCCCGTCCCGTCCGATTGAGTTTTCGATCCTTGACGGTGCAACAGAGGGGCAGCAGCTCCTATCGAAAAATATCGGTATTATCGTTCGTGGAGAAAGCTCCGACGGCGCGATTGCGGACGGAGGCTTTGTCTATGTTGGCACCGATACTTGCTCAGAGGATACACTCTGGCAGTTTTACAATCAGGTGCGCGGCCGTGACTACATTCACCTGATGTTTATCAAGACGCTCCGCTTCTTCCTTGGCCGTCGAAATATCGACCGTGGAACAATCGAAGATATTCTCGCTACAATGAAAGGCGGGCTTCGCGATATTCAGGCTGCTGGCGACCTCCTTGGCTTCCGAGTGAACTTTACGCGCGCTGCCAATAGTCCGGAACAGCTCCGCCTCGGCCGCTTTACCGTCGCCTTTCAGGCGGAGGAACCGCCAGTCCTGCGTTACATCGGCATCCAGTCTGCACGCTATCGCCCTGCTCTCGATGCGCTGCTCGATGATCTGCTGACCAGCCTCGACGCTTAATCAGGTTCGTGCGGAGGCTCTACGCCTCCGTTAACGCTTCTCGATTTTAAGGAAAAATCGTCATGTCAAATATTTACATCATGGAAGCCGCGAACCTTTTCGTCGGTGACCACGATCCGAAAAACTCGAAGTTTCTGACACTGGAAGAATTGAAGCTCCCGGACTTGCAGGAAACGCTTGTCGATCACAATCCGGGCGGCGGTAAGGTAGCGGTTGAGTTTGGTGTCGGCGTTGAAAAGCTCGAGCCGACATTCAAGCTCAAAGGATGGGACATGCCACTCCTGCGGAGCTTTGGCCTCGGGAGCACTACCCGCAAGAACTTCACCGCTTACGGCGTCGTTCGCGACAAAAAGAGCGGCAAGGCACTTGAGGCTAAGGCGATTATTGAGGGCCGCCTCTCCCGCGTCGCACCGGACGCTTTTACACGCGGTGAAACGATGGGGCATGAGTACGCCATTAACGAGGTTCTGCACTATGAACTTTTCTTTGATGGTGCGGAAGAACTCTATTGGGATTTCTTCACGAACACGCTCCGCCTCGGCGGTGTCGACCCTGATCCAGACTTCAATAACATTCTCCGCATCAGCAACGGCGGATAATCGCCGGTAGTTAGATAAGCCCGTCAATGAGGCGGGCATTTTTCAGGGAAATAAAATGAATAAGCACGAACTTAAGTACCCGATCACGGTCAATGGCGCGACAATATCCTCGGTAACAATCCGTCGCCCTAAAGGCGGCGATATGGTCGTCATTGGCGATCAGGTCGCGGAACTTATGAAGTTCTACACGGCTAACGCGAAGGCTGCACAAGAAATCGCCGTTGCAGATGCCGCAGCAAAACTGGCCGGTACGGAAGCTGACTTTGAAGCTATCGCGGCAAAAATGACCCCGCCCACAAGCAAAGTATTCTCCGCAATGATCGACATTGCAGCATGTCTGGCAGGTCTTGGCGATGGTGCCGCAGAGCTTGACGTTACCGACCTTCAAGACATTGCGGGGAAGGCTCTCAACACGGGGGAAGTGTCGGGGCGTGGGACGGAGCAGACTGGCGACGAGTAATCGCTCTTGCAGCCTCAAGCACAAACACGTCCCTAAATTTTTTCCTCGATCTGCCAGTCAACGAATTGATCGACTGGTTAGAAACAGCATCGAAAATCCCGCAGAGGCGTATCTAAATGGCAAACCTTACCTCGATCCTTACCGTTCGTTTAATTGATGCCGTTACAGCACCGGCTCGTGCCGCTGCTAATTCTATCCGTGGTATCGGCACGGCCGTCGACAGCACAAACAAGCGTCGCCTCGCAATTGGCGGGGCAATTAACACGATGGTGACGGATGTTGGTAAAGCCTCAGATCGCCTACGCCGGAATGTAAACACTATGACCAGTGGGCTTTCAATGCCCACTGGCTTCCTGACTTTCTTTGGCGCTCGTGCAGTGTACGACTTCGAGAAAACCTCGA